TAACGCACAAGATCTCTTGGCCAGTCCAAGACGATCCACGCAAGACCGAAGTGGTCTTCGAGCTTCGCGCTGGATCTGTGCAAGATGTCCTGCCGCCCTCAATCCACCCAGACACTGGCAAGCCATATCAGTGGGCAGGCAGGTCAATCTGGGATGGCCTTCCAGATCTACCCCAGCAGCTACTCACCCTTTGGGTCGAGTGGGATCGCTTGAGGCCGCAGCTCATGGACATCTGCCCTTGGAAGAAAACGCCAAGCTTTCAGCCGCCAAACAAAACCAGACCCAAGGGTGACGGCACGTCAGTCATCGATACGTTCAACGCATCGCACGATATGCACACCCTACTTGAGCAATACGGATACAAGCGCACAGGCCAAAACAGATACCTATCGCCCAACTCAACGTCAGGTCTGGCAGGCGTAAAGCTATTTGAGGATGGCCGCGCATACTCTCACCACGCATCTGATCCATTTGACAGCGCACACAGCTTCGACGCCTTCGAGCTTTGGTGCCAATACGAGCATAGGGGCAATGTCAGCAAGGCCGTCAAAGACGCGGCGCAGCTCCTGAATGTCACCCAAGATCCCAACCACGAATATGACAAGGAGGCAATTGAGCATGGCGCAAAGGTTGCCGCGCAAATTATGTCCAAGCCAAAGGCATCTCAGGGGCCGCTAGATACTGTCCCAGAGCATCTGCTCAGTGTGCCTGGTATCCTGCAAGACGTGGTCAACTACTACACCACAACAGCCATCAAGCCCCAGCCCCAGTTTGCCGTCCAAGCCGCCATCGCCTTTGGCTCAGTAGCAATGGGTCGCCGATGGGTCACAGATCAGCGCAACTTCTCCAGCCTGTACTTTCTAAATATTGGCGAGACAGGATCGGGCAAGGAACACACCAAAACTGTCTTAGAAGATCTGCTCGAACAGTCGGGCCTAGACGATCTTATTGGCCCAGCAGGGTATACGTCAGGATCAGGTGTCATCTCAGCCCTGACCAAAAAACCCGTACATGTCTCTGTGATCGATGAGCTGGGCCGTCAACTCAAAGCAGCAGCCGCCAAGGGTATGCAACACAAGGCAGACGCAATTACATCCATCATGGAGGTCTTCGGACGCCAAGACGGCACCCTGCGTCAGGCTGGCTACGCAACAAACACCATGAAGTCAGCAGAAGCAGAAAAGCTGGAGAAGGTCATTAAGCGTCCCAGCCTGACCCTCGTCGGCATGTCTACACCATCAGAGTTCCTCCAAGCTATCGGGGGTGGCGATGTGTCTTCAGGGCTGCTCAACCGCTTTATTATTGTGCGCTCAGAAATCGGCGTCCAGATGTCTCAGGAAAAGCGCAGGTCGGCCATATCAGATCGTCTGGCAGTTTGGGCCAAGGAACACGCACACGCACATGAGGGCGACCTAAATGCAGGGAATATACATGACCTACCCCCACATCCAATTGAAGTGCCGTTTACTGTCGAAGCAAAGTCCATCCTGCGGGAGTATGAATCGCGTCTGGTCGATGCCATCAAGAAGGAAACAGGCACAGGTCTGGAGGCCATGTACAATCGCTCCAGAGAAATATCAATGCGTCTGGCCCTGATCATGGCAAGATCTATGGGACAGGATGAAATCGGCGCGGACGCCATGCAGTGGTCAATAGAATACGTCGATTTTTACGCCAAGCAAACAATTGAGATGTTTAGATCCAGCATGGCCGAAGGGCCGTTTGATGCCTGCTGTAAGGCCGTCTATTCCAAGATCGAAAAGGCTGGACTTGGGGGCATCACAGAGAGCGAACTTACAAGAAGCTTGGGGGCCTTCGCAAATATGGACAGGCGCAAACGTGCGGACGTCCTAGAGGCCCTCATGAATGATCGGGGCATCGAGTGCCGCAATCAAAACGAAGGCGTAAGGGGCCGTCCTAGAATGGCCTTCTTCGCTCCACCACAACATTAAGGGAAGGTTAATGTAATGTACCAACGCAGACGCCATAACTCTACTGCCGTACACCACCCCAATACATTGGACGGAAGGCGGGTAGCAGCTCCAGTAACTTTACCAAAGGCACCGTGGGAAAAAACGGAAGTAGTAATAAGTTTAAAAAAGCAAGACCAAATGGAGGTGAGAGATGAATAAAAATATCCCAACTTTTAAGGCTAAAAAAATTAGTGAAACTCAAGTTCAGTTTACTTGTAGTAAATGTAAAAGAAAATTACACCACAGCATCGAGGAGGGTCATAGAGTGGGACACTGTGATTGCTGGCCAGATGGGTATTATATTGAAATAGAGGATGACAGCCCGACAGACCGCATCAGGCACCTAGAAGACGCACTGAAGGAAATCCGTGACATCGCTCATGTCTCAGAAGGTGCAGAGTTCTATTCAATGGTGGCCGATAAGGCATTAAAAGGCGCAAAGTAATTACTGCATGAATTACTGCATGTCTTAAATGGCGGGTTTTTACCCGCCTTTTCAATGGGTTAGTATTTATTGCATTTATTGCATTTATTGCAGTAGGTATATACATATTACACCCCCCCCATAGTACCCCCAGTGGGGGGGGTAGGACATGGTAGTGTAGTAATGTAATATATATATAATAATAATAATA